CTTAAAAGAATTACGCAAAGCATTAAAAGACCATAAGTATAAACCTGATACTGCTGGCTCCTTTGTTATTTTAAAAATTGAAACAGATAAGTCTAACCCAAAGAGAAAACTTAAGCTTCCATATGAGTATGAGAATGAAGCCGAAGCTATCATGGCATCTTCAAAAGAGGTTGACAGGATACTTCGTGAGTCTGAAATACTCCATCCTGGGCATAGTAATGCCGCTATTCAGCAACAAACTTTAAAAGAAATGGAAGAGAAAGACCCTACTGCTTACAGAGATATGCAGAAAAAGGTTACTCAATATTTTAATATATATAAGAAGCAATTAGAAATTATGTATGATGAAGGGTTGATATCTGCTGAAGACTATAAGCATTTTAAAACTGTAGGCAAGTATTCTCCTAGGCAGTACCTAAAATTTTTTGATCCTGATATAACCAACGATCATTTGAAAGCATTAACTACTGGTAGCACTGGCTCTATCAACATGGATTCTGCCAACCTGTTGAGAGAATATATTATTAGTATGCATAACAGGATAGCTAGAAACAAAGCTAATGTAGAATTATATTATGCGGCTAAATCTGGTGAAGGAGCAGGGCTTGTATCTATTGTAGATGATGCTGTTGAAGAAAAGACTGGAGATAATTTTAAATTAATTAGTGCTTACGTTGGTGGTAAAAAATATAGATTAAAAATGCCATTGGAAATTGGCAGGAACTGGTTGGAAAGTGAAAGTGGTATGTCTCGTGATGCGGCTAAAACCTTGCGTAAATGGAGCGGTGCTGACATTGTAAGAGCTGGGGCTACTGGGTACAACCCAGAGTTTGCCATTACTAACTTGCCTCGTGACTTAATGTTTTCTTGGTTTAGGACTAGAGAGTATTCTAACTGGGTTCCAATGGCGATACCGCAAATGGCAAAAAGATTATGGGATGTGCGTAAAGATGTTTGGCATAGAGGGGATGAACCTATAGGGAAAGCTAAACAATACTTGGAAGAGTATGGCATGATGGATTTCATGACTCAACAAGGATTTTTTGGTGGTAAGGCGTGGAAACATTACGGCAGTAAATCTTCTTGGCAGAAGCTTCAAGATATGGCTTCCTTTGTTGGTTCTAAAACAGAGCTATGGGTAAGGTTAGCTTTGAGGGAGCAGGCTATTATGAATAGGGCGGCAAAAAATGCTGGCGTTGTAACAAAAGAAATGAGAGAGCAGGCTACTTGGATAGCTAGAGGCTACCTAGATTTTTCCAAGGGTGGCTCGATGGTTAAGACTGTAGATCATGTTGTACCATATCTAAACGCATCAGTTATTGCCACTACTGGATTAGCCGAGACTCTTTTTGGCAAGGGTGGTACTGGATATCATAGCAAGGATAGTAAGTATCTTATAAATGAGGGGAATCGTGTTGCATGGTTTAAAATGTCACAGTTTTTTGTTATAGCCACGTCTTCTATTATGGCTAACATGCTTCTATGGGGAGATGAATATGACAGAATGGATGATGATGACAAGAACAATAACCTTGTTATCCCATTACCTTTCATACAAGAAATAGATGAACTTGGAAGAAAAGCAATAGGCATGTTTAAAGTTCCCCTTGACCAAGGGCAAACTATGATTACAAGTTTAGCAGGAGCTTTACTTGGTCATACTTTAAGGACAATGGGATATGGTAATGGCGATACAGTATTTGACAAGTATGTTAACAGAAGACCATCAACTATTAGAGAAGGTTTCATGCGTGGTGTTCCTAATCTTTCAGCTCCACCTGCCATAAAAGCTTTTGCTGGCTTAATGAATTTTGATCTATATAGAATGGGGCCTGTATTTCCTGGTGAACCTAAAGAAAATCTAGGGGATGAATACGCAGGTAAGACTCCATTTGACCATCCATTTTTAAATATGTCTGTTGAGAAATTGAACAAGTTAATGCCTGAGCTTGGTGGTCTTATACCAGCAGAACCATTTTCTCCTGCAAGAATAGCTTTTGTTTTTAATACTCTGTTTGTCCCCAGTAACAGCTTTGTTAAATTGGTTCAAGGATTATTTGGCCCATGGACAGGATTTGAAAAGAACGTATTTGGCGAGAACGAGATTCAAGAATATGAAAAGAGGATTGATGCTGATGTCAGAGATAAGGTCAAGTTAATCCCTGGTGTTGATAGATTTTTTGAGATGACAAGAAAAGAAAATACAGAGGATGTAAAAAGAGTAGATCAAATTACTATTCGCAATAACGAAAGAGAATTAAAACATGAAGCATTCATAGATGCTTATTTGCATACGCTAAACCTGATGCCACCGCCAAAAGGTAAGAGGTCTGGGCTTACACCAGAAGCTAATGATCTAATTAAAAAGACTCTTAAATATATTAACAAGCAAGAGATGAACCCCCAAGAAAGAAAGAGGGCTAGGAATAAAGTGCTTGATGCTAAATCTTACAAGGCATCTGTTGGCGTACTAGATTCTCCGCAGTTTTGGTATAAAGTTACAAGAGAAGGCAACCCTCAAACTCGTGCGGAAATGATATTTTATAAGTGGGAGAAACATCCAGAAGGTCGTGTCCAATTAATGAGAGAGTTTAGAAGGTTAAAAAGAATTGCCAATAAAAATACTCGAAGATATTTAAATGCTTACATAAGAGCGTTTCGTGAGAGGCAGGAACCAAATTTTAGAAGGAGTGTAGGTGAAAGGAATTGATGACTACATGACGAAGGATGGTGTGCGTGTATTGCGTGTTCACTATTCTGCTGATGAAGACAAAGACCCTAACACTAAGGGCGGTGCTAACTGGATGGCTAAGTCTTTAATAGGTTATCCTGGTGGTACAAGCGGTGCTAAGTGGCGAAGGGAAATGGAGATTGACTTCAATGCACAGGGTGGTCAGCTTGTCTTTTCATGTATGGATAAGCATAAAGAGAGAATATATATACCATCGTATGATGTAATACCAGAAAGATGGAAGCTGTATGGTGGGTTTGACTACGCAGGCAGGGGAACAACAGCCTTTATGGTTGTTGCATACGACAAGATAAGTGATTCTTACTATGCGATACATGAGTTTTACAAAAAGAAATCAGGATACATTGCAACATCTGAAGCAATTAAAAGCTATAAATATTTTGACAATCTAGAATGGATTGTTGCTGATCCTAGTATGTGGTCTAAGACACAGGAGCGTGGGGATGGTGGCGATCTGGTGAGCATGGCTCAACTGTTTAGTGAGCAAGGTATTCATTTCCTTAGAGGAACAAGGGGTGGTGACACAGAATTTGCAGAACTTATTAACGAGAAAATGTGGAATGGTTTTGAGAAGAAGAACAAGAACTGGCAACCGAGATATAGGATAACCAAGTCTTGTATAAACCACTGGAATGAGATGTCTCAATGGCGTTATAATGAATGGACTACTAACACTGGTCAGAGTAGGAACTTAAAGGAAACAATGATAGATAAAAATAATCATAGCATTGATGCTGTTAAATATTTATTTAAGATGCTGTCCTCTAACTGGATGGCTGATAAGGTGGACAGTTTTGATATGTCCAGACATGTTGTTAGCTAAGGAGAATCAAGTGGAATACAAAAAGAAAAAAGTAGGGATTAAGGTTGTCCCTAAACCAAAACCAAAAAAACCAAAAACAACAACACCAAAAATTAAAAAGGGTATTTACAGGGGTAAACCTATTGCTAAAAAACCAAAGAAAAAATACACATAGGAGAGCAAAATGAAAGAGCAAGGACTACCAGTAGAAAATTATGTTGCACCTAACACTTTGACCAATGATGATGGAGAAGAGCTTTACATGCCATGTTCTCGTGAGGGTCAAAAGAAACTGGATGCCAAAGCAGGCAACATAAAGAATGTAGATGATGTCCCTATGACCCCAAGAGAACTGATGGATGGGCTTAGTGGTAGCAACTACTAAGATATCCAATCACATTGGTGGTCTTGCTCTTCAGTTGAAGGGCAAGCATTACCCATGCGATAGTGTAATGGCATCAATGTTTCTTGGTAATGATGACCATACGAGTGCCTATGTTATAGCAGGTTGTCGTATGAAACGAGGTGAGTATCACTTGTTTGATGAAATGATAGGACGTTTATCTCCAAGTTTTATCTCTAGGATGAAAGATTTTCTGCGTAGTAATAAGGTAGAAAGGGTAATACTTTTATGTTCAGATGAAGACTTGCGGAATAGAATGAGAAAAGAAATTGGATGCAGGTTTATCTTTGAAGAAGAAAAGAGGAGAAAGAATGCCTCTGTAATTTTAAGGGAATGGTTTAGTAGAAACAAACCACAAACAGAAGAACCTATTCTTAAAGTGTGGGGTGATTGCAGAGAAGCTGTTAAGTCTAACTACCCACCAGTTCGTGAGTGCATGGTAAAGCTTCTTGATTGGTATGATAAGAGAGCCAAGGCAGTTAATACAGTACCAAAAACTCTATCAATAAGGGCAGGATATGGATAAACAAGATGTAGAAACTACAATGCTTGGTAAGAAATTTACTAAGCAAGATATTTTTATTGACCAGATAATTACCAATCCATCTAAGAGTTGGATTCAGCTTGCTTTAAAATCTGGGTATGCTACCAAGTCTATCGACAAAACTGTTGGTAGATTAACGAAAGACAAGGTGTTTCTTTCTAGGTTAGAGGATAGGAAGAGAGAGATACAAGCAAAGTTATTAGTTTCTGCTGATAAGGTAGCTGAAGAATACGCAAGGATAGCGTTCCTTGACCCCAAAGAATATATTGAATACACCCAAGACGGTGGTATGATTTCTAAAAATTCTGGTCAGGTTGACCTAAGACCTGTAGTTGAGATACAGGAAAGCAGATCAGGCAAGGGTTCTAATGGGAAGAATACCATTACCTTAAAGTTTCATGATAAGATGGACGCACTAAAAGCATTAAGGGAGATGTTCGGATATGACAAACCAGCTAAGCACGCCCACCTCGTTGCAGGGAGTGGACAAGGAATTGATTCAAAGAAAATTGAGTCAGCTATCTTCGGCCTCCTTGGAGGAACTACACCGCCTACTGCTAATTAAAAATTGGTCAGAACATCCAAACAATTTTATATTTTCTGGTTATGTTAAGACAAAAGATGAGCATGACGCAGACAATCCTGTTAAACCATTCCCAGATAAACCCTACCTAAGAGAAGTAATAGATATAGTCCATAC